TGGTAAGAAGATCTTTGATAAGATCATGGAAGCAATGCAACCTGAGTTTGAAGACGAAACTCCAATCAATCCTTTCGACTTCTGGCAAGGTGCTAATTTCAAGATCAAAATCGTCAAGAAGGATGGTTATTGGAACTATGACAAGTCAGAGTTCGACCGAATTACACCACTCCTGGATGATGACGATGCTCTGGAAGCCCTCTGGAAGAAGCAATATTCTCTAGATGCTCTTTCTGCAGCAGACCAGTTCAAGTCTTATGAAGATCTTGAGAAGCGTCTGAAGTATGTTCTGGGACAGAAGACTGCTCCCCGTCCACGTCTTGATGAAGAAGTTGATGATGAGGACAATGATCGTGGTTCTTATACTCCAAACTTTAATTCGCGTCGTGAAGAGAGTGAACTTCCTGAAAACCTCAGTAAGCAACTCAACAATCTTTCTTCAAGTTCTGATGAAGATGAAGACGATGCAATCTCTTATTTCCAGAAACTTGTTGATGATTGATCATTCATAAAGGCGAATATTATCGCCTCTCTTTAAGGTTCGGGACACAAATTGTTCCGAACCTTTTTTGTATGTCATAATATTTTCTATATCATTAAACACAACATTTAAATATCTTTGCTTAAGTACAAAGATATTTCTTTTTTCATTTTCTAGTTGATTCTCATAATCATAAAAAGTTATTGGAGTTAATAATTTGTCTTGGAATACTCTTTCAGTTGATGAAGTTCCTGGATCATAATATTCATAGTAGTATGATGTTGGTGTTGTGCTTGTGTCTTTAACAAATCCACCTCCAGTTTCCCAAACATTGGAAATAGATAGTCCAGATTTAAGTATCAGTTTCCCTAAACTGTTTCTAACTTCTTTAGTTTCATAGTGATGAATTCCATTATAAAAATTTTCATAGGTGCCATATTTTTCTAACATCACTTTATCAAAAATTCTTTGAGGAAGCGGCCATTCTGATTGGACATTTACAATGTTATTTGAAAGTAGTACTACCCAATCTAAACTTTCATCTTCATAAAATTTAAAGGCAACATTATCAGGTCTTTCATCTCCAATTATGCTATACTTGGTAAAGAATAAAAGGTTGTCTGCAATATCAGGTCTTAATGCACCTCTTTTAAAAAGATTTTTTACCTGTGTATATTCAGATATTCTTTTACTATCAGTTCCCCTAGTTACATAATCAAAGTTTGGTACTTGTCTGAAATAAGGAGTTGCCATTTTAGAATCCCATGTCCGCTAGATTGTCGTCATAATCTTCTCTATAAATTGGTTCAAGTTCACTAAAACTCATAGAGACATTATATGATGTCATAGAACCATCATCGTTATATGTCATGTATGTTCCATCAGGAGTATAATCAACATTAAAACTTGTCAGTGCGCAAGTCTTTATCTTATTTAAGAATGGATGTTGTCCACCATTTTTTCCATAAATGTATTCTAACTTAAATACACTTGGAGTTTTTAAGAATAATGAGGTATTACTTTTTTGAACTGCCATCGCTTTCTTAAAGAACAGAATAATCTTTTTGATTTCTTCCGATTCTTTGGAATCTCTTGGAGTTAGTTTGTAACTATAACTAAATGTCCTTAGATTGGGTCCAGTGAAAAGCAATTCAAGATTTGGATTTACAACTAATCCACCTGCTCTACCTGTAATATTTGCACCAACTGCCTGACCAGCAAAGTAGGTTTTAATATAAGTTCCTAAACTTGAATCCTTTCCTAGTGTCGATGCAATATCAATTGCATCCTCTGCAAAATTACCTACAGCCTCTTTTAGTTTAAGTTGTGATAAGTCTCCAATAGCTCCTGCAGCAAGATTTGCAAGTGCTCCTTGAATTGGATTTAAACGATCATCTCCCCAACCAACAGAATTAGAATCTGATATTCCAGGATGCATTGGCAAACAAACTGTTCCACCATATTCTTTTATTCTTGTTTCAGTTGATTCTGAACCAAAAGAACCACTATTTCTAATATCAGATAATCCAGGAGGTTGATATTGAAACTCTGTGATCTTTAAAAAATCAAATTCTTCATCATTATTTTTGATTGGATATCTAAAAATTTCACCACGACTGCTAGATAATTTTGATTTGGTATCAGAATTATTTGTGTCCAGAGTTTCTGATTGGATTCCAACTTCACCAGGACCTCCACCAACAGCAGGATCTGTGGCAAAGGCATCACTAGCAATAACACCAGGAGAATAAGATTGTTTGGCAAATTCTCTTGCAGTTTGAGGTGAAAGTGAATTTATTATATTGCTAGTTGCTAATTTTAACTTCTCAGTATTTTGAAAAAGATATGAATCTACTGGTTGTCCATTAGGTTCATTAGGAATATTACTTTTTGAATATTCGCTGTTTGCCCCCCACGCATTATTCTGTGGCAACCACTGTGCAAACTTTTCTCCATTCGCATCAGAAACTGATGGTGGAGTCGATGGGCTTGTGTCATCTACTTCAACATTAGCGCGAACTTTTACGTTCTTTTTATTGTTTGTTATTGGATCAAATGTATAAGAGTCAGTTAATAGTGGGCGCCTTATTATTGCCATTAGACATTTTCTAATTATTTATTAGCGAATTCCTAATTCATCTTCTGTAATAATCTTAAACTCAAGAAGTCTATCATCACACCATTCTTTTGCTGCTTTCCACTTTGCTTGATTTACAGCATAAGTTTTGGTTTCATGAATAAAAGACTTTGTTACTCTAGTCTTTTTTACCGGAGGAACAGTTTGTTTTTTTGGTTTTACTTCTATCACATATGTTTTTACTTTGCCAGATTGTTCTTTAAGTTTAATTATAAAGTCTGGAAAGTATCTATGAACTCTATTGTCAACGGGAGATACGTAAGGGATGAAAAATTCTTCTGACCCCCAAGATATTATACTTTCATTTAAATCACACCACCTGCAAAATTTTCTTTCCCAAGTGCTTCTACAAATTATATTATTGTAATCGCCTTTGTATTTTTGAGGATTGGAAGGTTTATACTTTGACTTTAAACTTTCTGCCATATCTGGGCTACATAATATATAAGGTCAAATTATTTATAAATGGGAGCACCAGGAAACCCTACATATTATTCTGTAAGTGATCTCAAAACAAGAATACTTAACATAGCACAAACTTCAATATATCATGTGAAGTTTGCAGTTCCTCCTGCTGTGTCTTCTTTCATTGCGGCAAGTGGAAGAGGAGTTACACCAGAAAATATTTCAAACATTGAGTTATTATGTTCGGAAACAACTTTACCGGGAACAAGTTTAGCAACTCATGATGTTACATCTGATTATCATGGTGTAACAGAGAAGATGGCTTATCGTAGAATCTATGATGACACTATCGATTTAACATTTTATGTTGATAGAAATTATAATGTTGTAGAATTTTTTGATGGATGGATAGATTATATTAGTGGTCTTGGAAGCACCTTTGGAAGAGAAGCATATAAGAGTGCTTATACTCATTATAGAATGAACTATCCAGAAAAGTATAAGAGTGATATGTATGTTGTAAAGTATGAAAAGGATATTGGTAATACATTAAATTATACTTTTGTAGGTGCCTTTCCTACGTCAGTTACATCAGTTCCAGTTAATTATCAGGCAAGTGAGTTGTTACAATATAATGTTTCATTTTCTTATATTAGATATGTAAGAGAAAGAACCAAGATTATCCCACCATCCACATTAGAAGATCCAAAAGCACCGGGTGTTGTTGAGTTTAATAAATTTAATTTTGATTATAGTCCAGAATTCTTTGATCCTCAATTCTCTGCAAATAGAGATCAGAGATTTAGAGGTCCGAATGATTTCTTAAATCTTGGAAATCCTGCTTTGGATCAATTTGGAATTAGAGATCAGTTAGGAAGACCACCATCTGGAGCACCTGGACCTACCGTAGCAACATAATAAATATCATTACTGAACCACTTATAGGACATTATGCCTTTACCCACAATTGCGACTCCATCATATGAACTTGAGTTGCCATCGACTGGAAAAACAATTAAGTATAGACCATTTCTAGTTAAAGAAGAAAAACTTCTTGTCCTTGCATTAGAATCAGAAAGCAATAAAGAAATCTCTAATGCAATTAAAGCAGTTCTAAAAAGCTGTATTCAGA